GAAACCTGACAAGTAGCCAAGAACTTCTTGGTCATACTGATCAGATAGACGATATGCGGCTCGGTTTGTAGCCAAGTCCATGAAGTTCACATGTGAGTGAGCTTCCTCAATGTCATCAATTTTAAAAGCAAAATAGTTTGACTTGTCGATAACAAGGGAGAAATCTTCATCGTCAAGATCTTGTGCAGTGATTGTTGTACCACGAGCATAAGAACTAACTGAGATTTCAGGTTCTTTGATGATTTTCACTGTATCGCCTTGGGCAGCGATCTCTCCGAAATAATCAGAGTTTGTGATATCACCTGCAACGGTGTTCTTGCGGAAAGCAAGTTGCACCTTTTTAGAATAGATTACAGAACTAAAATTACCGTTAGGTAAGTTACCGTAACCCGATGCTGATGAAAAAGCCATGTTAAATCCTCCTGATGTTGGCTTTGAGTTACAAAGCTAAACGTACCATTAAAGAGGCTGAATGTTTTCTAGGGTGCAATCTAGTAAAGATTCGCCAATCAATACTAGCTGGGCCTGTACTTACTCAGGTAATTCTTGTTGTGTTTAGACTTTTTAAAAGGTTAGCACAGAGGTAGTCTGAACGAGGCTCTGTTTGCTATGACCTTAGTTATATTAACAAAATTAAATTTGTCAACATTTTTTATCTGGCATTGCCAGAAATATCGTAAATAAATTTATTTGAGCGAAGAGCTTCATTTATTTTATCTTGATTCTTTTCAAAATCTCTACTGGACATCTTAGCTACATCAGATTCCTTAACATAGTTTGAAGAATCATCCGTATCTACAGATGTTTTATTTCTTTTTGTAACAACAGAAGCAGCAGCTTTTTTATTCTGTTTTTTATCTTCTCTTGTTATTTTATTATCTACTTTGTATAAATCAATTACTCTTACGACAGAAGCAGGGTCATCTGCATTTTCATACAGTGCATCTTGAACCCACTTAGGTTGTTCTTCTGCCCAGTTATGAAATTTGTCTGAAGCTTTTAATTCATCAAAGTCAGGGTGTTGCTCTCGTATTTCAGCTTCTAACTCTATACGTCTAGCTTTATCTTGTACTTCATCTATTTCTTGAAGTCTTTTTTCTGCTTTGCTGAACATCTCTTGAGCTTTTTTAGCTGCAATAGTTTCTACTATACCTGCAACATCTGGATATTTCTTTGACCATTCAGCAATATCTTCATCAGATTTAGGTGGAGTTACTGAGGTATTCTCTAACCTATTTTCAAGAGCTTCTAATCTTTCTTTCCACTCTTTTTCTTTTTCACCCATATGCCGTCTTAAATCGCCATAACGCTTTTTAAAAGATTTTTCTTCTGCAGATAGCGTTTCTTCTTTAGTTTCTGTATCGGCCTCTTTTTCTTCGGTAACTTCTTCTTTAGTTTCACCACGTTGTTGGGCTTCAAGCTCTGCTATCTCCTTTTCTTCTTCTTCTATTCTTTGTTGTCGTTTAGCATAGTTAGATCCACGATCAACAAATCCTGCAGTTTTTGGTGTTTCAATTTCTGCTAGTTCAGGCATTGTATCTCTCCTTTTATGTTGGGGTCAGCCGTAGCTGAGTAGCCTTATAGTTATTCGGATATTATTTCTTTTTCTTTTTCTTTGGTATTAAACCACCTTTGTTAATACCTGTTGAGTCATCATCAAAATCACTTGCTTTATCATCATCATATTTTGGTTTAGATGGTGTAGGATTTTTAAAAACTGACTTTTTAGGTGTAGTTGACTTTTTAGATGAAGAACCTCTAAATCCCGGTCCACCTACGTTAACAGACCCTTCTTGTTCTTTTCTAATATCTATACCGCTTTTACCAACACTTACTGATGGTTTATCGTCACCACCTGTTGGTCTAAATGGATTAATTGTTTCTCCTGTACCACTGTCTGTTGTTACATATGTTGGTTTTTTATCAGGTTCTTTTTCTGATGCTGGTGGTTGTTTTACTACTTCAGCAAAAGGTACACCAGTAGCTGCTGCTATTTCTTCTGGTGACAAGATACCATCTTTAGGATCTTTGTCAGCTTTATTCATAAACGAACTTGTATTTAATTTACCAGTAGCTATAACATCTGCTAACTTTCTATCAACATTATTATCGTCAATATACTTATCAATGGTAGATTCCATAGCTTTAATTTCTTTATCACTATATTTTTTCTTGCCACCAACTTGAAGAACTTTAGCTACTTCTAATGCTGCTCTTGCTTTTGCAACATTACTTAATTTACCAATACTAGTTACAGCCCCAACAATAGGTATATTAGATAATAATCCACCTACAAGACTTTGATCTTTTTTCTCTGGTGCAAGTATATTATTTATATATCCTTGTGTATCATTTAAATCTACATCTTCATACCAAGGTTTTACTTCAGGCATATCTGGTTGATCATCATCACTTCCTGATGAAGGTGCTCTAGGTGCTTGATAGTTAGGATCTATGACACACATAGTTCCATTCCATATCATACCTTCAGGGCATCCACCTTCAGGTTCTTTTGCTGGTGCACCACTAGTTGGTGGACCTCCTTCATAAGCTCCTGCATAGGGTGCAGTCATACCAACAGTCATTGCACCCGGAGTAGCATAGGATGGTAAGTATGGTTGTTGATATGGTGAAGTAACCATACCTGCATTATAGTAGCCTTTAACTTGACCACCTTGGTTTAAAGTATTTACTTGTGAGGACATTTCTTGGCTTGCAGCAGCAAGATTTCTTTCGTCACCTGCTATGGATTGAAGGAACTCTAATTCTTCTGAACTTAATTCTTCAGAAGAAGATCTAGCAGGTGTAGGTCTATCAATAGGTTGACCACCTATTCTACCATTTTCTTCCATTTCTTGCAAGCCCATTTTAGCTTCTGTTCGTAAGTCTTCAAAAAACTTTACACCATAAAAACGGACTACATCAGCAGGTACGACATACTCTCCCTCTGATAGTCTTGCTGGTACATCATCTCTTACTTCTCTTGCAAGAGATCCGGGTGGTACATCATTACCAGATACAGGATCAGTTGTTCTTCCATCATCTGTAATACCCCCTTCTTCGAATATCATTTCCATTTGTCCGTCCATATTTTCTACTGATCCTCCTTCAGCAAATCTAAATTGTGTAAATTCTCCTATTTCAAAATCTGAAATATCTATTATTGTTGGTGTAAAAGATTTTATAATACCTTTTTTAGGTATAATATCTTCATCATTATAATTCATAATGTCTACACTTGAAAATGATATAAGATCATCTTCTTTTCTTTCAAAATCTATTTTACCGTTAGTTTCTGATTTTAATTCTTTTAAAGCTTTAATAGCTGCATCTTCATATGTTGCTTTTAAAGCTGCTTTAGAAGCTCCTTGTCCTTCTCTAACCCTTAAAAGCGATTGTATAGGAGGGATAATTATTTTATTTATACCCCGTTCTTTTGAGTCTTTAATTACACCTAGTAAAGCAGTACGAACTGAACCAGTTAAATTTAAAGGCACTAACTCATCTTCATAAGGTGTTGCTTCTATTTTATCAAACACATTTATAAGATCTTCTTTTATTTCATTATTATTATTTTTATTGTGATCTCTTACAACTTTTTTACCAAAAACATAATCACCTAAAACATTAGCAAAAGCTCTGTCAACATTAGATAGTTGATCTTCTTCTATGCTTTTTCTTTTAATAGCAGTTGTTTTTAAATTAAATTCTTTTGCTAACTCATCAACAACTTCTTCATAAGTTATTAAATTATTTACATGTTTATTTTTTAAATCAGCAAATTTTTTAACTGTATTAGTAAGACCTATTCTTATTGCATCGTCTGCAGTATCTTGATCTGTTATACTATCAAAATCATAATTATAACTATTTATTTTATCCTTAAATTTTTTGCTGATTGGAACAGCCCCAGCAACATAACCAGAAACAAGATCGCTAAGTTCCATTTCATAGTGAAAAGCTATGTCACCTAAACTTAGATTATAATCTTTTTCTTTAATTCGTTCATCAGATATTTGTTTACCTATTTTTTTATCTGCTATAGTACCACTCTGTACAGCATCACTTTGAAATTCGTCAACAACTGCAACTGATTTTGTTGGGTTTTCATTTTCAAAATAAGTTACTCTAGCATGAGCTAAAACATCATCTCTTCCTTCCCAATGCTGAGAAGAATCGTCATAACTACTACTTTTTTTATTTTTATTTCTTATTAATATTTCTGCGTAATCAAAATCGTCTGGGTTAGGTGGTAATGTTATTAAAGACCCGTCATTATTTTTAAATCTAATAGCTCTTGTAATTCTTTGTTGATAACCGTATAAAGGTCTTTTATTTGGATCTCCTACTCTAAATCTAGGATTAGTAAGAACCTCTATTTCTACTTGTGGTGTATTTTCTTTTGCAAGAAGTAATAATTCATCTCTCTTGTATACCTTATCATCCTCTAATATATTAAGAAGTCCTGACCAGTATAACTCTTGTTTGTTTATATTAGGTGCATTTTTTTCTAAAAACTTTTTAGCTACTTTACCAGATATACCTTTTTCACCAACTCTATTTTCTAACGCAGTAGTTATAGAGCTATAAAAATCTCTTGTATAAAATTCTTTATCTTTTAAAAGACTTTCTTGAGCACCCTCGATTAAGTATTCTGATTCTATATCATCAAACGAAGAATCTATAGCACCAGTTTCAAAAAGTCTTTTGTCTGTACTTTCTTTTATAAGTGGAGAAACTTCACTTTTAGGTAATGTATCAGTAGATTTTCTTTGTACTGGTGTTATCTGAGATCTATCAAAGTCTGATGTATCTTTTGGTGCTAATCTAATATTACCACCTAACGAACCTACAGCATCAGGATCAACCTCAATACGTTTAGCAAAATCTATTGCTTGTTTTCCTGCACCTGATTTAAGTGCTTGCTTTGCAACAACTGCAGTAGCAGCACCAGCAGGAACTAACTCTAAAGCTGTAAGTGCATCTCCGAATACACTTTCTCTAGCCCTGTTTACTTGTTCATCTGTAGCATCTGCATACGTAACATTATACAACCGTTTAAGTCGCATATCTAAATCTTCAGTACCAAGTCTTTGCACACTATCTGCAATATCTTTTACAACACTTTTAGTTGTATCTACAGGACTTGTTACAAATTCTTTTGCACCTTCGTATGCACCTACTGCTATATTTTTAAGAAACCCTAATTCATCTTTATTAAACTCTGTACCAAGTTTTTCACCAAAAGATTCATATTTATTGTCTAAACCTATAATATTATCTACAAGTAACTCTACATAACCCATTCCTTTTTTAGGTTGTGTATTAATTGCATTATTTATCTTTTCAGAAGTTACTGTAGATTTTCTTTTAGGTTTTAATTCTGGATATACTGTGTCACCACCTTCACTAAAACCATCTGCAGTAGGATAATAATTTATACCATACCTACGTAAACCTATAGCAGCTAAAGCTTTACCAATACCTTTTGCATAACTACCCATATCGTAATAAAAACTATTTTCTTCTTTTTCAGGTTCTACATTCTCGTATACTTTTTCTGGATATCCTTTTTCTATTTTTTCTAGATCAAACATTGTGTCTGATCTCCACTCAGCATATTTAGTGGCTTCTGGTTCACTTTCAAATGTCGGTAGTTTTTCTCCTGTAATAAAATCTCTACCTTCGTTATCTATTAATTTTTGTTTTACTTCTTTATCAGATAACTTAGAACCGTCTTTATCAATACTAGGAGCAGTAATCCACTCAGTTCCCCAAGGTATAGTCGTGGTTACTTCAGAATAACGAGTTTTCTTTTCGCCAGTTATGTCACCTGTCTCGTCAATAAAAACAGGTCTACCACGAAGTGTAGTCTCTTTTGTTTTAGTTCTAGGTCTAAGTTTAGGAACTAAGCTACTATTCATTATTTACTTTATCTCTTAATCTAGTTAAAGAACGTAAAGCACGTATCTCACCTTGGTATCTAAATATTTCTGCAGGATCGTCAAGTTGTTCTATTTGTTTATGTGCAAAGCCAATACGAAAATACATTTCATCTAGCATTGCATCCCACTGTGGTTTATTATTTACCACTAGTTTTAGGTTGCTCACTGTACTGGTGCTCCTTGCTCATTAGCTGAAAATCCGGGTTCTCCGGGTTGTGGTACATTACCAGTTCCTATAGTTCCTCCACCTGCTCCAGTTGGGTCTTCTGCTTGAGCACCTGCTGGTGCTTGTTGTGGAGCTTCAGGTTGTACAGCTTCAGGATTTTCTTGTCTAAATTGTTTTAATATCTCTGCTTGTATTGCAGCATCAGATAATGAGTTTACTAGTTTATCTGGATCAAGGTCCATTGACTTACAAATTTCTCTAATGACATAATCCATTCTAGCAAATGGTGCTAATACTGGATTTTGCACAACTTGTAGGAACTGCATTAGTCTTTGGCTACGTACTTCATTAGCCATTAAGCTTTCAGTACCTCTAGATTTAATTTCTAGATCACCTTTAATTTCTGGATCATAGTCAAACTGCATGTTAAAACTATAAAAAGCTTTTGCTAATGGACTTAATAAATAATCATCTACATTCTTTACAACATTCCGTATGCTACCGTTGGCAGCAGACATGAGCATACTAATGCCAGAAGCAGTACGACCCACGCCAGATACGCCTGTTTGACCATGTGCGAAAGATGGGAAGCCAGTTGATTCATCTGCTAATACTCTTGCTTTGTCGAACATCTGCATGTTCTCGTTAGATACATTAGGAAACTTAGTTCCAAAGATTGCCTGACCCGGAGCACCACCTTGTCTACGAAAGACTTTACCGGGATATACTGATAAATCTTGACCCGGAGTTAAGTTTGTCTCATCAACCTCTATGAGCATGTTACCAGATAGTGCAGCATTGTCAACTGCCATTCGCATAAAACCATTCATTAGAGTTTGTGTATCGTCCATGTTTTCTGCAAGACCAACACCAAAAAGATTGTATGGGTTTATTTCATATGGAACTGCATAGTAAGGAATAATAGAAGGAGTAAAAGGATTAATAACAAGACGTAATACCTGCCCATTACAAACCCAAATGTTTACACTTAACTCATCTAGGTTTTTAAATTCTTTTGGTATTTCTACATCATGCTCTTCAATAACTTCAGAATCTACATTCCCCCAAAACTCTAAAACTTCATATCTTTCTGGGTTAGCTTCTTGAGCATCGTCTTCCATAACTTGTTCCCACCACTCTTTAGTGTAGGATTCTCCAAGTTTAATTGCAGTATCTATAGAGTTACTTCTAAAGAAAGGTCTGTTTTTTAAAACTCTAAGCTGTGACCTAGACATCTTGTGTCTTTCTACAACATATTCTGCTTCATCCATATTAGATGCATCTGGGTCTGGATAAAAGTTCCAGATAGATACAGAAGATGTTTGAGGTATAGTTTTAAATACAGGACTATACTCACCTTCTTCTGACCAACTAGGATATTCTTTATCTATTGCAAATGGTCCTTTCATTACACCTGTACCAAATAATGCTGTTTCAAAAGCTGCTACACGTAATTGTTTATTTGCATTTGACTCTTCTAGTTGATCATGTATTTTCTTTTCCATCTTTTTAGCTGCAACCATTGCAGGATGAATAGTAACTTGAGTTGCAGTTGTACCCGGACCCTCTTTTATTATTTCATTTACAGGTGATAGTTCATCTTCTAAACCAGCAAGTCTTTCTTGTAACTGTTGATATGTTTCACCGGGAAGTGGTTTCATATCCTCTTCTGTTATACCAGAAGCTTTTTTTAGATTTTCATCTGTCTCAAAATGCACAGACTCAGCAACACCTTCTGGAAGTGTTGTTGGTTCAATAGAAATAGGAAATTTATTATTACCAAAAAGAACTTCTACAATTTGTCCATAAGCAGCAAGAACTTTTGTTTTTGTTACCTTTACAAAAATTCTTGATTTTTCTGTAGAAGTAAATTGTACATCTGGTCCATACAAACCACGATAGTTACGATATGCTTTTACCCATCTTTGTTCTTCTGTTTCTCTTGCTGTTGATGCTTTTTTATATTTATCTTGCACCATCCCAACAATAGTTCCTGCAGCAGGATCATCATAACTATTTTCTTTACTATCTTCTATGCCACTAGAATCTGTAGAATCCATAACTTCTTCAAAATCTTCTTCTAACATTATTGATTATCCTCATTAAAACAGTCAAACTGTAAATCGTAATATTGGTTTTGTCTAAACTTATTCCAGTTAGAACTATCAACAATTTGTTGACATTGTTCTTTTGTAAACAATTCATTCATAACATACTGATTTCCAGTGTATACCCAATCAGTTCCGTTATTACCCCAAATACTTACAACAACTACAAAAGTTTTCATTCGTTATTTTTCCAAGGTCCATTGTCAAAATCATACTGTTCTTGACATCTAGGACAACTATCAAACTTATCTGTATTATAAATTATTGAACACTTAGGACAAGTTAATAACATATTAATAACCAAAAGTAGTATCACTTATTTGAAAACCAGAACCTTGTGTAGGTGCAAAATCAAAAAGATTACTTCTTGGTCTAGTCATTATACCATACCTTAAAGCATCGTAAAGATGATCTTCAGCATTTGTATTTACATCTTCTGGGTTAGTTTTATCTAATGGTAATGCAGGTAATTGAGAAATTAAGTTTTTACAATTATTAAATATAACTAACCTTGGTTCTTCTGTAAAATCATCTACTTGTAATCTTCTATGTAGTTCGTTTTTACCTGCTACACGAGAGCCTTTTGATCTATCAGATGGCCTCCAACGACAACCTTTAATAATCATTTGTTCTGCTAAACTAGGTCCAGTATCTCCACGTTTATGCCACAAAGAAGAGTCAAGAACTCCGTATCTTATTTTATCACCTTGTTCTGCTGACAAAACTAAATCTGCTAAATCTGTAGCAGTAACCTTAGATACATACATTTCTCTGTATACTACAAGTTGTTCATCTGGAGTTACAGTAAACCAAAGAACACCTGTATGAGAACCATAACCATAGTCACATGCTCTAAACTTAACCCAGTTATTTGGTATATCGTAAGGATCTATTACATGTATCTTACGATTAAACTCTGGGAATGCAGCACCTTCATTAATATCCCAATTACCTTCTAGTAATTGTTTTCTTTGATGCTCTGGTAAAGAAAGCAAGTTTGCTTCATACATACCATCTTCAGCTAAGTATGGATTATCAAACAAAGTAGCAGGAATAAACCTTCGTTTAAATAATGGTTGACCTTCTCTCGAATGTCCTTTAGGCCAAATAATAGTTTCACCTGTTTCAAAGTCTTGTGCCCAAAAACTTTTGTTAGGCACTTGTGGATCTATAAATGTTTTCTTTACCCAACTATGCCCCGGACCACCGGGGTTGCTAGTTGCTCTCATATACAAAGGAAGACCACTTGCTTTTGTAGCACGTAGTCTTGATCTCATATAATTCCAAGGATAAGGGCTAGGCCATTGTGTAAGTTCATCAAAACCAATCCAGTTAAAGGCTTGACCTTGATATCGCATAACATCATCATCTCTATCTAAATAAGACATCCATAGTGTTGCACCAGATGGTGCTACCCAAGTCTTATCCCTTTCCATAAACTTAATACCCGGAACTGCTTTAGGATAAAGATCTTTAGAAATAGATACAAGCTCTCTAAGTTCCTCAGTACTTCTACGAACTAAAAGCATTCTAGCTTGTGGGTTGCTAAAATATCTAACAGGGTCTACAACTAAACTGTAGCTTTTACCACCACCAGCAGATCCACCATAAAGAACCTCTTGTTCTGTTGACGACAAGAAATCTGTTTGTGGTCCTTTGTTAGGTTTAAAAACTACCTTTTGTTCTACAAACTCTTCTTCTTCATAGACTAGAGGCTGTTCTAAGTTCTTTTCCACCGAGTCTTTCTGCTTCAAGCTTCTTCGCTTTTTCGAGGGCTTTTTTGTATTTTTCAGCAAGGTGGCGTTGGTTTGCAGCTTCTCTCTGACGTTTTCGCTCAATGGTAACTCTCTTCATTAATCCTACATGTGATATGTATCTACCAGATTGTTCACTTAACCAAGCAGATACATCTCTGTAGCTATATTGTTTTAAATATTTTTTAGCTTCTTCTAACAAATTTAATTCGTTTGGTATAGGAAGTAATATATCAGAATCATTAGGATCTTGTTCATACCCAAATGGAACATGTCTGCCAACTCTTACAACAGATCTCCATTCAAACTCTTCCCCTTTTTCTGGGGCTGGGAGCTTCCATGTTTTAGTTATCTTATTCATCTTTAGGTGGTAAAATAAAAAGTGGACTTGTTGCAGCTACTTCTACTTTATCTGTAGCTTTAAATCCACCTCGATCTAAAATATCTTTTGCTGCTGCCATCTTTTCTTTATTACCTAAATCAGTGGGGCTTTCCATAATTTGCCTCATAGAAAAAGCAGCTTTAGTTGCAGTAGATGCAATAAACTTTTTAGTTCTTTCTGCTATCTCTTCTTGTAATGCATTTACAACAGATGAAGTTGCTACATTATCAGAATATCCAGCTATTCTTTTAGCTGTAGCAAAATCACCATTTGCATCTTCAAACAGAACATTTAAAAATGTTTCTTGTTTTTCTGTGAGATTACGACTCATTTCTTTTTCCTTACAGTTCCACCTTTTGCGGCTCTAAAGGTTTTGGTCTTTTTTGCAATTTTCTTAGGTTGAGCCACATGCTGCTTACCTGCCTTTGTGCCTTTTCGTTTAGCTCTGGTTGTAGCGGCATACTCAGCATCGCTAAGAGACTTAATAGCCGCAGAAGGTAAATAACGCTCACCAGTCTTAGCACTAGGCTTACCACTTTTAGTTCGCCATTTTTGTTTAGTCCAACTCTTAAGACTTTTTTGTGATTTTCCTAGTGCCATTCTTCATAATACCTTTCAGAGTCTTTGCCTGACCAGCATGAAGTTTAGAAGCTTTATTCAAACCCTTAACAACTTTTTTTACTTTTGATTTATTTGATTTACTTAATGCCATTTAACAACACTCACATTGTGGATTGCACTTACGATTTAATAAGGCACACCATACTCTTTTTAAATACCTTCTCATCTATATCCTCCACCTTTTGCTTTATACTGCTTTGCAACCATTTGTGCTTTACGAGCACTCCACTGTCCGGGCTTACCGCCTTTACTTCCAGCTTTAACTCGTGCAACTAAATTTTTACGCATAGTAGGTTTTGTATAATTACCTGCTGCGTTAACTGTGCTTTTCTTCTTCGGCATATATAACTCTCCTTATATCGCCTCGACCTATACCTATATCGTTTAGGTCTTTATCACTCATCATTTGTAGTATTCTAAAATCTGCACGTTTCTGTTGTGCAATCTCATGCTTCTTCCAAGCATTTTTAAAAAATTGTCTTACACTCATAACTATCTCCTTTGTGTTACCTTTATTAGGCAGGAGTAGTTATATTCAAATAGTTATAACATACTATATATAATAATGCAACCCCGTTATGCATTAAGTTGGTTGATAATGTTCTTCACCAGATAGTATCACATGAAAATCTGAACTGCTTTCTTCAAATCCTACAATCTTATCACCTGCGGATAGTGTAAGAAATGCTCCACCTTCAATAACTTCTTCAATGCCATGACCTGCAACACTGTGTTCATCTATAATAAAATGATAGGTAGTAGTTGCAGCTTCATACCATTGGAGGCTATACTTTTTTGTAGAGGATGAACCACTAGATACATGTAAAAATTTTATTAGTGAAATAAAATTATTGGGACAAGTGTATACAACATCACCACTTGCCCCACCTGATGTAGCAGATAAGTCTTTTCCTTTAGTAAAGTATTTAGCTGTAGAAGTTATAGCCATTTAGAAACTTATCTTTGCACCTATTGTAATATCACCAAATTCAAAATCTGCATCTGATGATACTTCTGTATATGTAGTCATACCCTTCCAAGCATATTCAGCTTTCCAATCTAGGCCAGTAAAGATATCACCATTATTAATATCTAGGACATCAATAGTTGTTTCAGTAGAAAAAGAAACTCCGTATGCACCCATACTTACTTTAGGAGTAAGATCTAACTCCCATGTTTCTGTTCCTGTCGTATAGCTCATGTCTGTTTCAGCACCAACAGATAGGCCATAACCTAAATCAATAGCTGATGCTGATGTAGCTGCAACCGCAAATGCAGATGCTAATAGTAATTTTTTCATTTATCTTGTCCTTTGTTTAATCATCTTATCAATTTGAGCTATTTCTCTTGATGCAGCTTTATCATCTTTGCCTTTAGCTCTGGCATTAGCTACTTTTGTTCTTAGCTTTCTTTGTTTTTGTCTAAGTTCTTTTGTACTTAAACCACCCATATTAGGTTTATTTTGTGGTGATTTTGGGTCAAGTGTTCTTTTATTTCTTTCCGTAGTGCCATCACCACGACCACCTTTAACATTATTAAGTTTTCTTTCAGTTACTTTTGGTCTTGGTTTTGGTTTAGGTCTTGGTACTGGTGCAGACTTTTTAAGATCTTCTGCATATACTGCAGCCATGACTTTACCATCTTTATTGGTATAGTAAAGTGCACCAGCTTTTTTAGCTGCTGCTATGCTTTTATATTTACTAGCTTTAGCTTTTTCTTGAGCAAGACTAGAGCCTTTTGCTTTTATTTGATTATTTAAATATGTACGAAGTGTAACCGCCATTGTTTTACCCTTTACTTGTTATATGTATCTTTGGCAGTTTTAATGCCAGTATTCATTGTGCCAGAAGATTTAACCATTCCACCTACATTATACATAGCTACTTTACCACCTTTGGCGTATGCTTTCTTTTTCATACCACCTTTAGCATAGCCTTTTTTCTTAGCCATACCACCTTTATTCATGTAGCCCATTTTGTTACGAACACCTTCAGGTAGTTTTGATAAACCTGTATTAGACTCTGGAACAGGTTTCATACCACCCATTGCATAACCTTTTTTCTTCATCATGGCTCCACCTTTAGCCATTCCTTTTTTCTTCATACCGCCTTTGGCATACCCTTTTTTCTTCATCATTGATACTCTTTATCCTCACTGTATAAATTGTTAAACACTCGTTGCGTATCCCATACATAGTCTACGTTTTCTTTCGAGTTAAACATATGTTGATTAGGTCTAAAATCTGGAGCACCTTCTCCTGTTTCAAACCACGCTGGGTGAGTTACTCTCACTCTGTTATTGGGCAACGCAACTATGTTACCAGTGTATTGTCCAGCATCTAACAACTCTAATACATGAGATTGTTTGTGTTGGGCTGGATCGTCAGCGACTTCATTATCTGTGTAGTCTACTGTAAAATAATATTTAGCTGGATAGAACTCGCCATCTACCTTTGCTATCCAAGGTGCTGGGGTTGCTCTTTCCAGTTTATAAACTGAATGATGGTGCGACATACAATCCCAAGGCTGCGCCAAGTAAGGTGGTAATTGTTCAGGCCATTCTTCTAGGGGGGTGTCTGCTACCAAAGCTATAAGAGGTAACCTAGCCCACATCGCACCACCATGTATATTGGGGCTATCACTATCATCAGACTCGCAGCCTGTAAAAATAACTTGAAAGCTGAGAGTCCTGTTTGGCATAGTAGTGACACCAATGACCATACAATGTAAGAACTCTCCATGATACTCTTCTAAGTTTTTTGTATATTCTCTTCTAACCCATGCTTTAAAGTGAGGGATACTACTTGTTAGATACGGCATTATGTTTCCTTCGCAGTTCTGCTTTAGCTTGTTTAAATAGTTTTGCTATTGCAGTTTTACCCATAACTTTAGCACGTTGTTCTGCTACTGTCAAGATCTGAATTTTTCTTGCGTAAGGTTTTTTAATTCTTTTTACTTTTGCTATTGTAGCTTTTGCATCAGCTATAGTAGCAAACTTTATTGATACCGTATCTTTTGGATTCTCATCCGTGTATAATCTACGACCAGAACCTTTAGGTTTTTTACCCGTACCTACTTTAGGATCTTTAGCCATTTATAAATTTGTTCCGACTTTAAAACATGCAGGTATCGCATAAAAACCTTGTGATTGCATTAAAGTAATACCTACATCTACATCTTTTTTACATAGTTCTTCTGTTATAAATAA